TACTTACAGATTAACAACAATGGTACATGGACAGATTACCCTCTAGGAGTTTTCCTACTGAACTCGGCTAAGAGACAAGATAACGAGGGAGGGATTACTAGAGAGGTAGATGGATATGACCAGTTAGTTATTCTGTCTCAGGCTAAACTGCTACAGGACTTAACGTTCTATCCTTGGAGCCAAAGCTACTGGGGCTCAGGTGAGACAGGTGGCTGGGCAGTTACTGTTAAGAAGCTTCTTCAGAATGAGTATAGAGACTTGGGAGCAATTAATCTTTACTTCCTCACAGGTATGAAGTTCTTGTTGGCAAACATAAACATCCCAGATGATGACAACGCGACTTATAACTCTAGAGGAAGAAACTTTAAAGCTGGAACTACGTGGCTTGAAGTACTAAACGATCTCCTACGAGCTGGTGGCTACACAGGGCTTTGGTGCGACAGAGGAGGAAATCTCTGCAGTGCTCCTTATGTGTCACCTGATTTGATCCCTGCTAAGCATACTTATATAGATGATGAGACTAGTATTATCTTTACAGAAGCGTCTGAGGAGATTGATACTTTTGAAACTGCTAATGTGTTCTCTGCTATCCAGAGGGCTGACTACGAAGGGAAACAACTAGAGAGCTTATACATGAACGAGAATTATGGACACCCAAGTAGTATCCCATCTCAGCAGAGATATATTGTTGACTTCACAGAGACAGACAACATAGAGACACAGGCAGAGTTAGACGATTACGTTTACCGTAAAGCTTTTAATGCTAGTCAGGTATACGGACAGATTCACTTCATGACCGCACTAGATCCTAACCATGAGGATTTAGATAATGTCTACCTCAGGTATCAGGACTTAAAGATAGATGGCTTGTACACTGAGACAGCTTGGACGATGCATCTAACAGAAGATCCATACATGGAGCACAGACTACGGAGGATTGTATCTATATGATGAATTCTTATGAGAAAGATACGATTGTCACAGAGCTAATAAGCAAGGCTAAGGGGAATAGTACGAACCCCTTTAGCTTTGGCACTATAGATGAAATGCCAGCCACTGGAGAATATATCTGTAAGGTTAGAATGGATAATGACTTTGTAGTCAATGCTCTCATGTTATGGTCTGCTAGGGTTAAAGCCGACAGTGGCTCTCGTGTAGTAATGTTCAACTCAGCAGGAACCTACTGTGTTATGGACGTTCTCTACAAGGGTCAAAGTATTTAGCCGAGAGGAGGTGAACTCATGGGGTTAAAGGAAATCACGGAGCTAGTCAAAACAGAGTATGTCTTCGGAGTTCTTTTCATCTTAGGGTTGGTCTATATAGGTAAATATGTTAGAGAAGTTCTAACGAGCCAAGCACAGGATAATAAGAACTTCGAAGCTAAAGTGGTTGATATCTACGAGACCCAGCTTAGTAAGTCCTACGAGCGAGAAGAGAAGCTAATGGATCATCAGAAGGAAATGACGAGGCAGCTAGAAGGGATTAGCGCTACACAGTCAAGATTCGCTACCTCGCTAGACAAATTAGAGCAACGAACAGAGGATAACTTTAGAGCACTTTGGCAAGAAATACAAAAATAAACTGAGGAGGATACTATATGGCAGAAATTCAATTCAACGTTAACATGGACTTGGTAGACAAATATGTACCTGCTGAGGACATCACAATCCCTCAAGAGGATAACCTGTCAGTTAAGTTCACCTACTCGATATTCAATAGAGAGGCAGCCGAAGACTTAACAGGTGCTACCGACATTGTAGTCTCATATGTTAAGCCTGATGGTCATATTGTCCTCCAGAGTAATGGAACGTTAGAGTTACCTAACAAAGTTAGCATCGTAGCGAACGCACAGGCATTCACCTACGTAGGTAAGGTCTATATGCAAGTTCAATACAAGAAGGGTGCTAATACGTTTAACACGAGGCAGGCGTTCTTCTGGGTAGAAAGAAGCAACACGAGCTGTCAGACAGTTGCTAGTGCGGACTTCGCTCCCTACTTAGACAATGTAGTTGCTACTGGCGAGATGCTTAATGGGTTAGACCTACAAGCTCTTATTGACTCTAAGCAGACTGCTGAGGGTGCTCAGGCGGATGTCAACGGGATTAAACCTAGAGTGGTAGCCTTAGAGGTAGACGTTGCTTCTCTGAAGACTCGTATGACTACAGCTGAAGGGACTATCTCTACACAGGGCGCTCGTATCATTGCTCTGGAGAATAGCCAAGGTAGCTTTAATACTCGTATGACAAATGTTGAGAATAAGAACATTCAACAGGACACTCGTTTAAGTAATCTAGAGAGTGAACAAGCGCAACAAGGATCTAAGTTGAATGCTGTAGAGAGTAAGAATGCTACACAGGATACTCGATTGACGAATCTAGAGAGTGATGCTAGCTCATTGGCGTCTACAGTGGCTAATAACAAATTAACACAAGATACAGTAAATACAAGCGTAAACAATTCTCTCTCTGGTTTATCTGCGCGAGTGACAGCTACTGAGACAAAAAATACTCAACAGGATACTCGCTTAGATACTGCAGAGTCCAAGAATGCTAGTCAGGACACTAAGATAGCGTACCTTGAGGGCGCTAACTCCGTTATCATATCTGACATCGACTCCCTTGAGTCCACGACAGGAGCTCATGAGTTTAGGTTAGATGAGAACGACATAAAGAATACCTCACAGGATTCCCTCATAGCTTCAAACTCTTCAGCGATATCCTCGCTAACTACTACAGTTAACAATAACCAAACAGGTATGAACACGAGAGTAACGGCTCTAGAGACAGCTAAGACAGCTAATGATACAAAAAATATTCAACAGGATGGTAGGTTAACAGCTCTAGAGAATTATGACGTCTCACAGGATACTCGCATGGCAACTATTGAGAATAAAAATAACACTCAAGACATTGCTATTCAGGACTTAACTAGCGAGATATCTCTGAAAACTAGAACTTTATCAGATGCTATTCGCATGATGAAGCGAAACTCTAGAGGTTTTTATTCGATGCATAATGTTGGAGATAGTATCTCTCAGGGCGCTAACTCTGACTACTCAGATAACAACTCGTGGGCTGGAGCAATCAGGAAAGCAATTCAAACAGAGTACAACTCATCTAACTATGGATTTGTAAATTTTTATGGAATGGGTACAACTGTAGATATAACAACTTCGTGGACTACTCATAATGTTACTGGGTGGAATTTTGCTACATCTGGAAGTAGCAATGATAATGCTTTGGGGTTCATATCTCTTAAGACTTCTGTAGTAGGAGCCAACACACAGACTAGCTTTAGAGAACAAAATACAAAGAAATTCAACAAGGTTATGCTAGAGGTAGCTAAAAACAATACAGCTGGAATTCTTGAGGTTAGAATCAATGGTAATTTAATGTCCACTATAGACTGTAATACAACTAGTCCTACTACTGGAATCATTACAATAGATACTAGCTCGGTTGGGTTCCTAAATACTATCCAAGTCAGAAACGTATCAGGATCTAATGAGTTATTAAATATATGGTATGTTGATGATTTAGATAAGGTTGTATTCAATAATTACGCTAATAGTGGAGAGAAGTTAACAGGATTAACAGACACTAGGATAAATGGTATTTTCGATTGTAGTGTACTATTCTTCTCCTTAGGATTTAACACAGTTACAGACGCAGAGATGGACACAATATTTGCAAAATGTGTAACAGCGTACAACACATATAAACCTTTAATGTTTGTTAATGATTTCTGCTGGAATACAGGTAGATCTAATGTATCTGCTAAGTTAAAGAAATTCGCTAAAGACACTGATTCCGTTTACATTCAAGTAATCAACCCTGTTTCTAATGTTAGTGATCTTATAAACTCTGGCTTTCTCAGTGATATCGCACACCCAACAAATGCAGGACATGAAGTTATCACTAACAAGATACTTAATGTCACTAATATGTCTACTCGTAGTAAAAAGTTCACAGAAAGACTTGGGGATATCGCTATTAAGGATGCAGAACAAGACAACAGAATGACTGCCATTGAGAGCAAAAACACAACACAGGACACTAATATAGCTACATTGCAAACTGGAAAAGTTAATAAATCAGGTGATAGCATGACAGGAGATTTGTCCTTCTCTAGCTTTGGAACTATTAGAATCACAGAGACAGGTAACGCTATTAGATTTGACCAACCGTCTGACGGGACAGCTTCTGCTCGAGGTAGCCACTTCTACGAATCTAACTCTATAGTTGGTGGGGTAGGGAGGTTTAAAAATAGCATATCATCTTACCAGTATATAGGCTGGGGAGCTAGTCCTTGGAGTGCTAACACTTCTTTATCAGTTAGTGACACAGCTATTACTTATAAGAGCAACCCAGTAGGATATTTTGTATCAGTGCCAGCAACAGCTACCTCTGCAGGTAATCGTGGAGAGCTTGCTGTTGATGCTAACTATTTATACATTTGCTATGCAGCAAACCAATGGAGAAGAGTAGCTCTTTCTGCATGGTAAACCAATAAGAAAGGATGATGATTAATGTTTCAACTTAATAAACCTAATGAGTACGCAGTAGATATATCTCACCACAATAGTGATATCAACTTTGATGTAGCTCGCCAGCACGTGGGATATTTCATAGCTCGCACCGGAGATGGCCATCGAGTTAACACTAACGGAGAGCGCCAAGGTATCCTCGACAGAAAGTACAAGCAGTTTACTTCACAGATGAAAGCTAAGGGGATTCCTTTTGGTAACTACATGTTTAATCGTTTCTCAGGAGTAGCCTCTGCGAGACAAGAAGCAGAGGACTTCTGGGCAGTAGGCGACAAAGCGGCTACCTCATGGGTATGCGATGCAGAGGTTTCAACTGCTCCGAATATGCTCGAGTGTATTCAAGCCTTTGTAGACCGCCTCCGTGAGTTGGGAGCTAAGAAGGTCGGTCTCTATATAGGTCACCACAAGTACAAAGAGTTTGGCGGCTCACAAGTAAAGAATATTGACTTCGTGTGGATTCCACGCTACGGAGCTAAGCCCTCCTTTGATTGCGACCTCTGGCAGTTCACCGAGACAGGACAAATCCCGGGGATTGGCAAGTGCGACATCAATATGAGTATGAACTCAGCGAAGCCTATTAGCTGGTACTACCAAGGAGAAACTCCTGTGGAGGAGAAACAGGCAGGAACTGCTCAAATCGTAACAGGCCAGTATTCTTTTGAGCACGCTCCAGAGATTCTAAATGTATTAAACTCTTTCGGTGTGACTGCTCAGTTGATTACTACAGAGGAGGGATTCTTTGTAGTTAAAACGAATAGACAAGACGAACGTAACATCTGGAAGTTTGACAACTGGCTGCAGGCTCGTGGGGCTTGGTTCCAATACCAATAAGAATCATACCAGAGTCATAACTTTTCCGTAAGTCCTTGTGAGGCAGGTCAAAATACAAATGAGAGGATAGATAGGTATGAATAAGAAGAAGGCAATCAAGTTAGCTTACGTGTTAGTCCCTGTGGTAGGCGTTCTCCTAGGAGGCGCTCTAGCCCCTGAGCAGGTGGATTCTATCATGAAGATACTAACGGATATCATCACAGTATTCGCGCAGTAACACCTAAGGAGATGGCTTACGAGCTGTCTCCTTTTTCTTTGTTTACAGGTTAAACTTTCCAGTGTATAATAAGAACAGTTGTTCCTATAAAGGTATGACTCTAGTAGTTACAACAAACTTGTTGACGAGATTTACCAAATAGTATAAGATATTACCAAGGCATGAATTACCAGCCAAAAGGGGAGGTTTTCCTATGGAGGAAAAGTTAGAGAGGTTCGATGAGAAAGTAAACAATGAGGTAGCAAAACTGATTAGTTCTCTCGGATTCAAGACAAGCGAGGATATGTCTCTAGAGGAAGAGATCGAGCTCAGCAGAGAGATGGGTGCTCAGGGGTACGCACTCAACATTGAAGGTGACACAATAGAGGGTAAATATGTAGTCACTATTCAGTTAACAAGAAAGTTAGAACTAATTTTATAAAACAGT